AAACTCATACGAAAGGATCAATCTAATGAGTGAATACAGAGACAGAACAACAGGCGAAGTAAAGACACAAGGTCAATGGCGTGCAGATAACCCCAATATGTCATTGCCACGGGTGTGGAGGGCGGCAACGCTTGATGCACTTAACTTGGATGCAATCTTGCGCAGTCCTCAGGCTACCACAACAGAATACCAAACATCATTTCGTGATGGCGTTGAGCAAGACGCTAACGGAAACTGGGTCGAAAAGTACGTTGCTCGGGATATGTTTAGCGACACGACTGATGGAAATGGCGATGCAATTACCAAAGCAGATCAAGAAGCTGAGTATCAGGCCACTCTTGACGCTAAGGTAGCTGAAAGCAACCGCTCTGTGCGTGACGCGCTGCTAGCTGCAACAGATTACTTTGCGCTGACAGACGTTACGATGGATGCAAGCATGACTAGCTATCGTCAGGCGCTGCGTGACATCACTAGCCATTCTAACTGGCCCAACTTGGCTGAAGACGACTGGCCTGTAGCACCCTGATGGCAAAAGAGGACGGTTGGCACATCTCCAAAAGTGTCCCCGCAACTCTTTTACTTGGCCTAATAACTCAAGCAGCTGCAATTGTCTGGACAGTCAGTATGATGATGGCAGACATCCAGCAAAACACCGAGAAACTGATGAACTTCAGTGAGCGTGTTAGCAAAGTCGAGAGCATGGTGCAGTCGCAAGCTGTTTCCATGGCCCGCATAGATACGAACATCGAGCACATACGCGAAGCGGTCGAGCATCTGGCTGCTGACTAACAAAGAAAGGGGCGGCTATGGACCCGTTAAGCGCCCTTGCAATGGTCAAGGGTGGGATTTCTGCTGGCAAACAGCTTTACTCAATGACCAAAGAAATCACTGCGTTCTTTGATGCAGTAGACGGTGCAAACCAAAAGCACCAGAAGAAGAAGTCATCCATCTTTGCCAGTGCCAATGAGGAAGCTCTCAACACCTTCCTAGACAAACAAAAAGCTGCTGATGCCGAAGAGCAATTGCGTGAACTGATCACCAACACCAGAGGCATCAGCGCCTACAAACAGCTCCAGTCAATTAGGCGTGAGATACGCATGGAGCGCAAAGAAGACCAGCGTCTAGCTCTCATCAAAGCAGAAGAGTTAAAGGAGAATGTCCTTAGTGCTCTCCTGATCGTTGGCTTTCTTCTGCTGTGTCTTGCCTCTGGTGGTGGCTACTTGTGGCACCTCGGCTTCATCAAGTTTTAAGGAACAACAACATGACAATCGTAATGGAGCGGGTGTTGGCTTGGAAGCTGATGCCCCGACTAATGATGGCTGTGATGACCCTAATGTATGTGCAAGTGCTGCACTGGTTCATGGGCCTATCCCCAGACGCAATGACATCACAGGCAACGGCACTTACAGCAACCGTAACTGGGGCCATGACTGGGGCCTTCTCGGTCTGGTTAGGACATGAGAAATGATTAGTATACTCACAAGTGCCGTAGGGTTAGCGACTAGCTACCTTGATGGTAAGGCCAAGATTAAAACAGCAGAAGCTGAGACAAAGATGAAGCTGGCGACTGGTGAAATCAGCTGGGAGCAAGCTGCCATTGAAGCCTCAAACAACAGTTGGAAAGATGAACTTTGGACTGTGGTCTTTGTTATTATTCTCGCTGCTAATTTTGTACCTAGCCTACAAGACACCATGGCATCAGGATTTGCTAATCTTCAGAACTGCCCCGCGTGGGTACAGGCTGGGATGTACGCCTCAATAGCAGCTTCATTCGGCATAAGAACACTTAAAGGATTTAAGCGATGAGTGAAGCAATGAAGACCCTCCAAGAGAAGGTTGGTGTTGATGCAGATGGCTCCTTTGGTCCCAACACAGCAAGGTCTATAGCCAAGCACTATGAACTATCTGCACTAGAAGCAGCGCATCTACTTGGACAAGCCCACCACGAGTCTGGTGGCTTCAAGAAGACTACTGAGTCCCTCTACTACAGCACCCCAGAACGCATCCAAGCTGTGTGGCCTACACGCTTTGACACTGTAGAAGACGCAGAGCCCTACGCTAAGAACCCAAAGGCATTAGCCGACAAGGTGTATGGTGGCCGCATGGGCAACCTAGGCGAAGGCTTCCTGTGGCGGGGCAGGGGTTTCTTACAGATTACTGGCAGAGACAATTACAGACTGTTTGCCTCTGATATGCGCCTCCCAGATGTAATGGATGACCCCGACCTCTGTGCAAACGAGTATGCCTTTGAGACAGCGCTTTGGTACTTCAAGACTAACTTTTTGTTCCGCACTGCCATCAAGGGAGTGAGTGACGAGGTAGTCCGTAAGATAACAAGACGGGTCAATGGTGGATACCACGGGCTAGAGGACCGAATGAACCAGACAACCAAGATACACGGCTGGTTATCCTAAAGTCAAAAAACACAGATCGACAGAATACTGGCAGGCCAACTCCTGTCAGGTTGAAGAAAGGAAGGTGATCCCATGGTAAATGGAATAGCACTCCCAATCAGCGATCTAATAATAGTTGGATTGTTGTTCGCCATAATGCTCCGTATGAAGTAACGGCGAACTAACTTAGCACTGGTCAGGACCATACTTTAGTCCCGATCAGTGTTTTTTGGCTGTAGACTATTGACATGAGATCGAATCGACCCCATTTGACAAGAGTTACTCCGGTAACAACGGCACGGTGGAGTAGGAACTGCTAGACGGAGCCGCCCCCGTGCCACCACTTCACAATAGTTTATCCCAATCTACATGGTTATCCATGTCATCTATAGTCGCTACACTGTAGTCCCACGACATAAGAACTGGGTGGTCACACCAGCGCCTTTGTACCCTCTGCAACCACACCCAGTGTATTCCGTACTTGATGGGATACCAAGCAAACCAGCTGTGCCATCTGTTCTTGTCTACCTTTATTCTAGGGTAAATCATTACTGTCTCCTATTTTGACGGAGTGAGCACCCTCTGGTGCATCTATGGAAGCCACCAAGTCTACCAGCTGGTAGTGGGAGATGATCAATAGCTGATACTCATTGAACTCTTCGGCAAACTGTCTGATGTACACAGTCCCGTCTTCCTCTAAGAACATTTCTACGTCCTCGTGGGCACCGCTCTGGTCAACTGTTACTATCTTTGTGTGGTCTTGCTCGAACTCTACAGTGAACATTCTGTTCTCCTGTCTTTAGTTGGTCAAAGAGGCCCCGAAGGGCCTCTCTAGTTTACTCACAGGTACGCAGGCCAGTGGCTGGGTCGTGGTAGCAAGCGCCACCCTCTTTCTCATCCACAAAGGCATCTATTTCTATCACAGTCTCAATAGCTGCATCTTCGCTGGTAGAGGCATTGAGAATACCAAAGCGCTTACCGCTGGCTCTAAACGTGGTGCATCCAGAGGAGCCCCCGTCATAGGCTTGCATGTAGACATCCTTGAACTGTTCCCAAGTGACATCATCACCGACATTACAGGTTTTGCTGCAAGCACTATCGACATACTTAGAGGCAAGGTTGAGCACACGAACATGGTCAAACACCGATAGCGCATCTGCTGCCATACCTTTGACGCCAAACTCACGGACACCATAGTCTTCTACCCGCTCTACCCGTGGACCATCGAAGGTCTGGATGGTGCGGTCATAATAGTGGCTGAAGACTGGTTCGATGCCAGAGGACACGTTGTCTGCTGAAAGACTGATTGTGCCAGTTGGTGCTACACTAAGTAGGTGCGAGTTGCGGATGCCATACTCACCAATGTCATAGCGTATGTCACCCGGTAACGTCTCAGCAAAGCCACTGTCGAGGTAATTGTGGGCATAAAATGGGAACGGGCCCTTCTCTTTGGCCAACTCAATGGACGCACGGTAGCACCCATCACGAATGGTACGCATGATCTCTTCCAAAGTGTCCATGAAGTTAGGTGAGCCATACGGAAAGCCCAGCGCCTCAATGGCATTAGCAACACCAGTAACACCCAGCCCCATGCGGCGCTTGTCCTTGGCTTCCTTTTCCTGTGCTGGCAGTGGGTAGACTGCACGGTCCACCACGTTATCCATGGCACGGACTACATGCGGGATGTCAGCCTTTAGCTTCTCATAGTCGAAGGTTGCTGCATCGCCGCTTTGGATGCCGTTGTGCTTGACGTACTTGACTAAGTTGAATGAACCAAGGAGACATGCGCCATTGGGTGGTAGGGGCTGTTCTCCACATGGGTTGGTGGCTGCAATGGTCTCACAGTAGTACAGGTTGTTCTTCTGGTTGATACGGTCGATGAAGAGGATGCCGGGTTCTGCCCAGTCCCATGTACTCCTCAAAATGTCATCCCACAGCGCTGTAGCACTCACAGTGCGGTAGACCTGACCATCGAACACTAAGTCGAAGTCGGCATCATCCTTGACTGCCTGCATGAACTCATCGGTCACACCAACGCTCATGTTAAACTGTGTCAGCTCTGTGCTGTTGTTCTTGGCACGGATGAATGTCTCGATGTCGGGGTGATCAACGCGCAGCACTGCCATCTGTGCGCCTCTACGGTGGCCTGCTGAGGCGATAGTCTTACACACGGCATCAAAGATACCCATGAAACTCATAGGGCCAGAGCTTTTACTGTCGAGGGAGCGGATGAGGGAACCATGGGGGCGCAGGGTACTGAAGTCATACCCTATGCCACCGCCTAGCTGCATGGTCTTCGCTGCGTTTGCTGCTGCTTCCATGATGCCGTTCATACTGTCTTCGATAGTCATAGACACAAAGCAGTTGTATGGTGTCACTCGCCGGGGAGCACCCATAGCACTCTGGACACGACCAGCTGGTAAGAAGCGCATGTTGTAGAGGATACCACGAAAGGCCTCGAAGTGCTCCTCTCCATCTTTTAGTGCATCAGCTACTCGTGTCATGGCCTCCTTGAAGGTCTCGCCCACCGAGCGGTACTTCATCTTGTGTATCTCCTCACTGATACCAATGGTTGGCCCATAAATAGCTGTGCTGTTCATCATATTCATAGTTCGTTTCCCTCAAGTTGATTTATACGCATCTCGCAATAGCGGATGGCTTTCTTTAGGTCGGTGATCTCTGATTGTTCTGCTGTCTGATTGGGGTAGGCTTTGGACCCGGCTCTGACTGCATATTTGACGATGTTGCCTATGTGGAAAGGCAGCTTGTTAGTCATAATGAATGTGATTGGTTCAATAGAATACTGTGTGTAATGCGAAGGCTTCACAACGATGTCATCAGTTTCCAT